ACGATAACCATCGTTACGGGCAATCCTTCAGCGCTCATTTTTGAATGAAGTGTTTCAATCAGCTTTTCATCATCGCGGCTTGCACGAGCAGAATATCCCTGAGGGTGAGAATGCCACTCGCCAACATAATCTACAACATGTGCCGTGAGGTGTCGTGCCTTTTCCAGCGCTTGCTCCTGCTCCACCTGTCCACGAACAAAATGAGTAGGCGAAGCAACGCTGTCGGATGGGGCCGGGATCACATCAACGAGAATAATGCTTCTGTTTTTGAGGTCAGTAATTCCCAGAATGGCACCACCTGTTTCGTTGGGGAGCGCCTGCTTTCTGATTTCACGGAGCTTATTCACCAAACCCTGATCAACCTTAACGGTCCACTGCCCTTGGCTAACCTTTATCACAGGAAAGAGAGGAATATCATGTGCTCTGACAGCACCAGAATCTTCGTCAGATGACCATATGCATAATCTGGCTTCTTTCCTGAGCACAGTTTGACGTAGTTGTCGTGATAAAATGCCGGCATGAACGTGTATGGACTCATTCGACATACGCACAGAGATATCCCTACAGCCACCGCCGACCCAACGATCGCCATAATGATGTTGCAAATGAAGGGTACCCCATTTGCCATTCAAAATGGCACGATAATATTGACCTTCCAGCGCATCGATTCTCTGTAAACGCGCCTCATCCTCCATGATCATCACGCTGGACGACCCCGATGGCGTGAGAAACAGACTGACGGTCCGGGGAATATCATCTTTGAACGCGAGAGTTCTTGGTACTTCAAAGGCAGTGCTCACATCAACAACAATGCTGGCGTGTTTCAGCGCTGACGAGATGTCGCCATCATCATCAAGAATACTTTTGTTAATTGCTACGGGGGCGGGCTCGTTCGGATAAATTGATTCTGCGAGTGCTCTGACAACATCAGTTTTAGGGCGCCCCAAAAAAGCATCGAAACCTGTATGGCGACACAGATTATGGGGTAGTAGCTTATCCGGGTCGACCAATGTCCACGTTCCCCATCCTTCGCGTATCCATATATCTGCAAGACAACTCCCTAAAGCACCGACCCCCGCGAGAACCCCTTTCAATGAGGCAGTAGCAGGATCGATGGCAGACATATCTCTGGCGTTGGACGCATTCAGCCCAAAACGAATTTCAGTTTGAGTCAGCGGGATAGATTCCCATTCCGTGCCCCGACTCCCTGCCAGAAGTGTCATGCGATGCTGGGAACCTTGCGCATTTTTCGGCCCCAGCAAGTCCAGCGCACATGCCAGATCGTAACGTGAGGCGTTAACGTAATATCCGAGCACATCTGTTCTCTGCGCGCATCCATCTTTAATACGGGGGACCAAAAGTAAAATCAGTATGCATTCCCCCTGATCGCTTTCTTTTTTAATCGGGCCCACCAGTGATTCAAACACGGTATCTTCAAGTGGTTGCAATAAGTCACTACCCCAGGCCTTCAACTGCTCATGCAGTTTTCCCAGCGTTTGGGGGAAGGATGACACATTGTGTGCTTCTACAGGTGGGACGCTTATCGGGAGCAAACGAACAGGTTTGACGCCACTCCCCTTAACCTCATGCACGGCCTTGAGCATGACAGGAACACCCTCATTCATGGACTCAAGGGTGAGTTTGCACTTGTCAGAATTGAAGTATTCCGCGTAATTGGACGGTAAAATAAGCTGATACGGGCTCATATAAAACAGCTGTTCCAGGGGCTGATCATCTCTGTGAAGATTAAGTTCCGCAGATTCTCTCAACCACCAGAAAATTCTCTCGATGAAGCGCTGAGATGTCCAACTCCGCTCGACCGTACTCCAGCCTGTATCGTAAAGACAAAGCGTTCTGGGCTCGCCTTCCAAAGTAGCATGCTGATGCGACAGTACCGGAAAGTCTTTGCGGAGTGTATGGACAAGAACGGGAACGGGAAGGTGCGGGTTGATTTCAATGGCCAGACGTTCTTTTCGTCGGATTCCGGCCGGATTATTCGCTGCAACGGTCCCATCTCCGGCATCGACAATAATAAATTCAGCCCGTTTGTTATGCAGTTCAAGCACGCGTAGCTCAATGAAGTGCATGTAAGGATGCGCCTGACACGCATCCATTATTGAAGTTGTGTTGGGGTAAAGGTCGTCACGCCCCGAACGTTCGAGGCGCACTCCTAGTTCATAATATTCGATCATTCTTCTCCCAGACCGGCGCGTGGTGCAGCAGCTGCCGCTGTGCTTGCTGCTGCTGAAACAACACCAGCGACAACACGGGCGATTGTTCCACTTTGAGTGACCTCAAACTCAATAAATTCCTTATCCTTAAGGTCACCCGTGCAACCAAACCAGCCATCAACGTCATCCACAATCTCATCGTACTCGCGTTTCGCACGAATACAGGGGGGATCGTTTTCATCATCGACGATTTGTTTACTGCTGGAGATAATGGTTACACCGGCTCGGGCCTGCCCCAAGGCGTTACGGGCAGCCTCGTTAACCTGAGCATTTTCTCCATACCGGGACCAGCTATGGTAGGATAAGGAATGCCAGGAGCAATGGTGCGGAGTCAGGAGGAGATCATACTGTAGTACTTCCGGTTGATCTTTATAACGTTCCCAAAGGCGCTCCCAAATAAGTACTTCTGCGTCACCCCCCATAAGTAAGTGAACGGGATTCTGTGATCCTGCATACGGCATCAGCTTCATGTTCATCACAATGCTGGATTCGTTTTTAGACAAAGCTTCCTCAAGGTTGTCGTCATCTTCATGCGGGGCCGGAGCAAGGAGCATGCTTGAGAAAAATGAAGAATACTCGCCATTAATACGCGAAAACGTCTCTCCTGCTTTAACCAGAATAGCCTGCAAATTATCGGTCTTGCCATCGGAGTCCTCACCCATGATCAGGATACGGTTACCGTCAAAGGCGCACTGATTTGCTTGCCAATGTCGGACACGGCGACGAGCTTCAGCATCAAAGGCTTGCGCATCTTCGCACAAAACGTGGTTCTTGGAACGTCGGCGAAAAATCAGAGGTGAAGACCATAGTTCCCTGATGATTATACGCTTTTTAGAATGGTGGAGATCATCATCAGGATAGTCATCTGGATGGCCCAACCAGAAGTGTTTACTCAGTCCGCCGCAATGATCCTGATCGGGATGACTGAGCATAAAGACGTCTACAAAGGGCCGATGCTTATTATCAAAGTTCAGTTTCGCAGTGCCTTACCAACATCAGGTGTATCGTCCTGAGTATCATCAGCCGAGGCCCTGATGTGAGTATCAATCAGGATGGCAGTGCCACGAACATCAGCGAGGCGCACTAACGTCATGTCGCCATTATCTACCTGAAAAAACGTTATCTTAGCGGTCATCGGGTGCATCCTTATGAACTTCAGTTGGTTGAGCAATAATGCAACAACTGCTAAGATACATATAGAAAAACGACTAGTCTAGTAATTATACGTATAATTATTTGTTCTTATAATGTTGAGTATCAGGAATCGCAGATCATGTGTATGCATACCACCAGAACAGGCAATTGGGGCCAGGACAGAAGGCTTGAGTTCATTGATTTTCGTTTGTTGTGGGAAGGGCGACTGAATCGTGCTGATATTACGACCTTTTTCCGGATATCTGTGCCTCAGGCTTCACTGGACCTGGCAAAATATCAGGAGATCGCACCTGAAAATGCTTACTATGACCGCAACCAAAAGTCCTACATTGCTAACGCCAGTTTCAAACCTGTTTTTGCAACGTTTGAAAGCAACCATTACCTGAACGAGTTGATGGGTTTGGAGACGGGAATTCTGTCACCATCTGAGAGTTTTATCGGATGGGTACCACCTGTTGCAAGCCTTCCTATGCCAACACGTAAAGTACAGCCAGAGACCCTGATTGATTTAATTATGGCTATTCGAAACAAACGTGCTTTAGTTGTGGACTACCGGGCGATGCGAGATGAGCCGTCAATCCGTACTATATTCCCGACGGCTTTTGCACATGATGGTCACCGCTGGCATATACGCGCATATTGTTTTAATTCAGATATGTATAAAGATTTTGTTCTAGGCCGTTTTTTTGAAATTGTTGAATCAATACCGCCTTCAATTGAGGTGCCCGTTGATACAGAATGGGAGACATTTATTGAAGTTGTTATAGGGCCAAACCCTAACTTCTCTTTAAATAAAAAAATGATAATTGAGAATGATTATCAAATGGATAATGGCGAGGCGAAAATACGCATCCGTAAATCCCAATACTTTTACCTTAAGCGTCGCTTGAACCTTAATGAAGATGGAGTGCCAGTCAACGAAAACCAGCAAATTGTATTACTACGCATTGAGGAACCATTAACCACTTCAGGTGACATCGAGAATGAATGA